ATTGATTGATGCTGTACAGGTAATCTTTGAGTTGGTACATTATTCCAGTGACGGATCACTCCGCTAATAATAAAACAGTTAGTAATAAGATAACTAAAAAACACGAGAGATCGTATAACGACAATAATATTATCATACCTCTCGGTCTTCTCATCAGAGAACGAACCCAGTGCATATTTCCACACCCTCCATAGTTTATCCATTCAATTGTTCAGGTGAATTAGAGAATCCAATTATACTCCTACGATTCCAAAGTTCTTGCACACCTTCTCCTTCAAGTTCATTCAACTTAGATTTTAATTTCTTAAGTTCTTCATCATTATACAGCCATGGCTGCTTCAATGCTTCTCTTATTGCTTTCTTTGCTTTCATAATTGTTTATAACCATTGGTAAAAGTCTATGCTCTGCTCGTTGGATACGATACTGTAATGTCTCCACTGTATCGTTAGGACATACATGAACTACTGACTGTTCTATTATAGCACCACCGTCAAGTTCTTCATTAACATAGTGTATAGTACATCCAGATTTTTTGTCGCCAGATTCTAATGCTTGTTGCACTGCATGGAGTCCCTTATACTTAGGCAACAATGATGGGTGTACATTTATAATAGGACAAGGAAACTTAGATGGATTCTTAAGAACTCTCATATAACCTGCCAATACTATAAGATCAACTCTCCATGCTTCAAAAAGTTGAATCATAGAATCTTCATCTTTATGTGGTATCCTTACATGAGGAATGCCATACTTTTCTGCTCGCATGATAGCACCACAATGCTTGGTATTGTGTATCATCAACACAATCTCATGTTTCATTTGTGGATATGTAATTAGGTTTTGGAAGTTAGTACCTTCACCAGAACACATTACTCCAAGTCTCATGGTCCCTCTTTAGTAGTTGCGTACACCCACCCTGTGCAAATATATTTTCTTTTATTTTTGCTAGGATATCCTCTATGAACATACTGCCAACTTGATGGAAATACTACTAACTTTCCTGCTTTTGGATAAACTTTTTTACCACAAGCAAATTCTGTATATCCAGTACCATCTTTAATAGTATTTAAATACCAAATGTATGTGATCTGTCTGGAACCATACACAGGACTACACGCATAATCGTGATGCCAAGAATAATGTCCTCCAGGTTCATATCTTTGTATTTGATATCCAGTATCATTCAATTCATATTTAGATGCTATTCCACCAATATCTATCAAACCATCGCTAATTGTCTTGCAATACTCAAAATAAGAAAGCATTCCTTTTTTCAATGCATAAAATAATACATCATCTTCTTTCTTATAATCATCCTTATCTGTTAGAGTTAAATCCCATGTTGCTTTAATTTCAGGTTTAACAACACCATCTCCAATACGACCTTCATATATTCTATCGTCCTCGTTAAATCTATTGATAATATTTTTACAAAAATCTTTATCCAAAGACTTAGGCATTTCATATATAAAATCCACATCTCTCATAAGAGATGGTAATTCATATTCTGGTGATTTAATATCCACTAGTTATCCCCAAATAGAATAGAAAAATTCATAGCGACACATGTTCTATGAGCATTTGTGGGTGGAACTTCATGATGAACCTGACCATCAAATGCAATTACCATACCATTCTCAGGTACAATTTCAGTACCATCTTGAAACCTTAAAGGAGAACACCCATCCCCAACATCAGCATAATATATACACGAATATGTTGCTGGCCAATGGTGGTGGGGAATAGCATGATCATTGTTACCTTCTTCGTATTGCATACACCACATGTCAGCAATATTTAATGTTGTTGGAACTTCTTTAAGATGATAACAAAAGTCTTTACATTCATCTAATATTTCTTTAAACTTAGGTTCTGTATAATAAAGATCTGCTTTACTATGCCATGCCTTTACATTACTTGTAAATGATTCTGGATGTTTTTTTCTATAATCTTCTATGATACCTTTAACATCCATCTCTTTCCAATGTGGAATGATAGTATAATAAATTGGAAGTTCTTGTTTAACAAAGATTCTTTTAATTGAGATTGGCATTGACACCTACCACTTTAGCATTTGGATTACGTGCAAGAGCAACCCTACGTGCTTCCTGATAGTCACGTGCTTGAACGGTCTCAGTAAACACGGTTCCTGCTACAAATAGTTTTACGTCACACTTCATAGTTTGTAAGGACTAATTCCTTCCTCGTTGCTTGATCTATATTATAGCACCCCACAGACCGCATGGTGTATGTATGTGCAAATTCCCCAACTGTCCACTCCTTGAAGCGATCCTTTACAATCTGGTCAGAGTTGTAAGATATTAACATACGAGAAGTAAATTTGTCACACTCTTCTGCAAACATATCATGATCAAATCCCTTGTGCATACCACCCTTCTTACCATAGAGATTATCTTTGATGTCATATGGTGGATCCATATATGTAAAGATTCCTTTACTATCCCAATCATCTGTCAGCATTCTCTCGTAAGAAAGATTTGTTATTGTCCAGTTTTGGATGAGGTCTGAGTATTCGTGGAGTCTACCGATTCCATTGAGGGAGAAGTTTGAATCTGATGCTTGTGGAGAGAATGATGAAGACTCAGTGAGACCACTGAAGCTACACTTATTAACGATATAAAAAGCGATGGCACGATCAAAGTTAGATTTTTCTTTGTCATTGATAACCTCCTTCATTGCTTGAAATAAACATCTTGCTGAGTCCTGATTACAGTGAACAGTTTTTAGACTTTTAATTTCACCTTCAAGTTGATGTCCACTGTCTCTAAGTTCACACCAAAAATTATACAAAGGTTCGTATAAGTCATTGACCCACACCTCAATATGAGGATACCTTTTTGTAATTTCTAGTGCTACAGATCCACCACCCAAAAATGGTTCTCTATACTCCTTTACACCTTTAAGGTCAGGAATAAACTGAAACAGTTTAACAACTGCTCTAGACTTACCACCTGGATATCTCAAAGGTGTCTTTAATGATTTACTAGTACTCATCGGAATTCACAACTCATCATAATTTCGGTTAAACATGCAAGCATGTTGATTTCTTGATCAGGTACGACAGTAATATCCTTCATATACTTCGCAATGATTAGAACTGCTTCTGGTATAGAAGTTGGTTTAAGAACATCATACAGACTGTCATAAACTTTCCTCATAACCATAGTGGGATCATTATCCATATGCTGAACAACCCATCCCTTTACAGTCTTGAAGTCTTTCTGCTTTAGTGCCGTAAGCAGACTATCAAGATTAACATCAGCAACATCAACGAGAATAGCTGAGTCAATGGAGCCATTAGCAGCATAGCGTTGGCACTCATTAATAAGCCTACGCCAGTCAGGATAATACCTCCTAATAAGTTTAGCCAGAACTTTATCTTCAAATGTAACATTCTCAGTTTTCAGTATAGTTCTAAGTCGCTCAAAGAACTGACCTTGTAATTGTGTAGACTGTCCATTCTTTACACGAAAATCAACCACGGTACACCTAGAGTGTAATGGTTCAATAATCTTATTAATAAAGTTGCAAGTAAATATAAACCTACAATTACTATGGAACTCTTCCACAGCACTTCTGAGGGAGAGTTGTACATCGTTGGTTGTGTTGTCTGCTTCATCTATGATAACGACCTTGTGGGACGCTCCAGAGGTCAATGAGACCGTTGAAGCAAATGTCCTGATTCTATTCCTCACAGTGTCAAGGAACCTACCCTCATCAGATCCATTGATCATAATGTATGATGCACCAATCTCATCACACAAAGCTTTGGCAATTGTAGTCTTACCTACACCAGCAGTTCCCGACAACAAAAGGTTTGGAATCTCTTTCTGAGATACAAACCCCTTGAATACATTCTTGATACTGTCAGGTAAAATACAATCTTCAACATTGGTAGGGCGGTATCGCTCTACCCATAAAAAATCATTCTTTGTCATCACTTTGTGTAATAATTCCCTTTTCACGTAGATCGTAATATCTCATACGAATTTGATTCTTGAACCATGCTGACCTATTAGGAGCAAGGTCATACTTCACCAACTCATCAAGAATTTGTAGAAGATC